TTGACCATTAATAGGTGTTTCAAACCCAATCTGAATAATCTTACCTCTGCCTGTTCCGTTTACTTTCTTTTGATCTATTTCAACACCGCCAGAGTACTCTGCAATACCATATTCTGCTATACCATATTCAAAAATAATCTGATCACCTACAATAGATAACTGTGATCTATAGTCATTCTCGTAATCAAATCCCCACTTAACTGTTACTGGTTGATTAACACCGCCTACTACTGTATATCCGATCTTCTTCAGAATCTTCTCAGTTGTTGGTGATTGAAAATCAAAATAGTTAGTAAAATAGTTAAATGAATATGTCGCTTCGTTATCAAGATATCCGTCATACTGCCCGATATATCCTGCTCTACCTAATAAAAGTCTACGAGAAGTATCGTAGAATAAAGCTGTTGGTGCTAGAGTCCATGTCGTAGCTCTTGCTGCACCATCTTGTAATGGAGCACGTACATCAAAGCAATAACTAATCTGTGCTTGTGGGAAAGAGACTACATAGAATGCATCTTTCTCATTGTACGCTGCTTTAACTTTAGTAAGATCTTCTCCGGGAATCAATGATAATAAATCATCACGAACATTCTTACTTACATCACGCATTGGCATTGACTTCTCAGATACAAGACGTACAAAAGAACGTACACCTGAGTCAGACAGCCAAAGCAAATCGTTGTTAATATTCTTTACAGTGTCTCTAGCAATACAACCGATGTTATTAACACCTTCTAATAAGGACATTGTGTTAGGGTCTTGTGGCTGTTGATAGATTAATGTTTGACGTAATCCAAAGATAACTAAGAAACCGCCATGAGCACCTAATGCTTTAACCTGATCTGTACCGCCAGTCCATACTTGAGATACATTTAACGCACCTGAAGTACCGCCTGACCAAACAGTACCTGCTGCTAAGTCTGAGAAGTACACAGTCTGCTTATCAGATACTGTATCAGCAACCCATAAACGACCATACGCAGAAATAGCTACGTTACCTTCAGGAACTGTACCCACATAAGCAGGATGTTCGCTAACCCGTCTATATTGTGTGGTACTTAAAGCAGGATCGAATACTAATGGGTTGTGTCCTGATTGAAAGAAGTAAGCTTTGTTGTTAAGAGTAGCAATAGACCACTTGTTTGCAGTGATCGTTGGTGCAGTTCCGCCACCACCATAAGTAACTTCTGATAATGTAGTCCCAACAAGTTTAAATAATTTGTTATTTCCTGTGGCGAGTACATATTTAGTTCCATCAGTTCCAATTAATTCGCCAATCTGTTCGATTGCTTGATTGTTTAGTTCTGTAGGGCTAGTAGTATGAGTCTTAGTCCAACCTTTTCTAGAACCAATACGACCAAACTTATCGATAACAGCATTCATAGCTTGCAAAGCAAAGCCATTCTGTAGCTCAATACTAGAATCCTGAGTATTTAAGCCAAAGAAACCCGGTGCTGAGACCGAGGACGACTCTAATCTTTCTGCCATTAGCAGGGACTCCAGTTAGATTCTTCTACATAACGCTGAGATTCGATCGCTATAGCGTCTCCAAGCGTCTTTTGATATAGAGCAAAGGCATCTGCTGAACCAATACCCCCGTCTTCACCCCGCTCTGCTAAAGCACGTGCATAAGCACCCATAATAACTGGGAGACTAGGTACTAAGAGTTTAGTACTATCGCTTGTTAGTTCAGCTTGTGGCTTACATACGTTAAAGAATAACTGGTATGCACCATCAGGAATAGGATAAATGTCTACTGCTGTATCGCCATTAGCATCTTGACCGTTGAATGAGTAGTATCTTGGAGAGTTACGATCAGGGTTCTGACCAAGAAGCATCTTAGTCATCCATGAAATAGGTCTATTCTCAAGGAAGAACTTCTCATCAGAAGTATTATTCCATACGTCTAGAACCTCAAATCGTTGACCAGAACCAATAAGAGTATAGTTAAAAATACCAGTAGCTGTAGTAACTGCTAAGGTATCTGTTAATGCATTCCAAGAGTAGCTGTTTTCTACGTCTTCTTTAGCATCATTAACGTAAGCACCGATAAGTTTTGAATAGGAGTTATCAGTGACAGATGTAACTTCATCTTCACGTAAACGCTTCAATACGGCATTGACTAACTGTAAATATGTCATAGATATATTATACCATAAAGTTATTAAAAAGTCAAGTAAAATCTACCACTTAACCTTGTCAGCCCAATAAGCTGCACTCATTTTGCCTTTTTTGATATTATCAGCGTGACGTGCTTTAAAGCTTTTTTGCCTTGCTTTCTCAGATGCAGTAGATGGGTTTGCTCCTGCACCCTTAACTCCTTGTTGACCGAACCTAATAGTCTTAACTTGATCCCCTTCTTTAGCCACTACAACATGAGACTTAGTAGGGTGATTAGGTGTTTTCTTAGGTTTATTGTAGCCAGATACACCGGCACGTTCTAGCCTAGAATCTTTTTTCATTTCTTCTTTTTCTTCTGTTTCATACCTGCTTCACTCATGGCGATAGCAATTGCTTGTTGACGGTTCTTAACTACTTTACCGCCTTTTCCAGAATGTAGAGTACCTTCTTTGTACTCACGCATTACTTTACCTACTTTAGATTGTTGTTTTTTAGTAGCCATAATTTACCCGTTCTTCTTACGTAATAATTCAAATGTATTAATTGATGTGAATGAAGAGCCTGATTCTGGTGTTAATCTAATTTCATCGCCTTCATCAAGTACAACATACGCACCACCATCAAACTTTAAATAGTCTTTAGCAGCTAATGTATATTCAAATAAAACAGTATATTCTGTATTAGCACTTGCATCATACCATTTAGCAGTAATATGCTTTGTACTTCCTGTTGCATTATGAAGATACATTAAATTCCATAAAGCAGCATATCCTGTAGGTATTTTATATGCTACAGTAGTGACTCCTGCTGTTAGATTATTACCTACTGAAATGCCTGATGAGTTCATAGACTAAATATCTTCTTTACTAAAAGGGTTATTGCAGATCCAACTATACCGGCAGTAAGAAGTAGGACATAAAGTCCACCCTTTCCTTGATTAATAACAGCATTAACCTGTGCCATTTCCTGACGTAATAGATGAACTTCTTTAATTAAAATACGGACTTCTGCTTCTAATGCACCAAAGTCTTTATCTGTAACGTTGTCTGACATAATACACTCTTATTGTTTTTCAAAATGCATTGCTAATACTAATCGAGGATGTTTAGAAGCAGCAGTTGGTGGTGTTCCCATATGAGGAATTGTACCATCAAACCACAAAACTCGATTAGGAACAAATAAACTAGTATACATTACCTCTGTAACTTCTGGATTAAAAAATAATGTAGCTCCGCCAGAAACAACATCCCACTTTGCATTTACATAATAAAGCATTGTTTCAAAGTTACCATCAATATGAGGAGCACATATATCGTGTGGTCTCAATAGATGAACTTTTGTAGATACCGGCATTCTTCCGTTTACAAGTTTCTTTACTTCTTCATTTTTAGTTAACACTCCTAAAGTGTTTACATCATCATGAGAATATAAAGAACAAAGATTATAGCTTCCAGTAAACGTACTTACACGACCATCTCCATAATCTGAGCCAGTTACTTTGTAATAAGATTCTAATGCAAAATGTTCTGTATTAACAACAAAACTATAATCATATGCATTATCAATTACTACTAGTTTTCTACCACTTATTTCTAAATGTTTTGTATTCATTAAAACTCTGTACTTTTAAACACAGCAATCTTTGAACTAGACGGTGTAGTTACAAGTCTATTTTCTTTGACAACAAAATACCCACCTGCTGTAAACTCATTATCTAATACATTAACTGATCCAGAGATAACGACGACTAAACAGTTTTTAACCACTTCATGTGGTTCATTATTAGACAGTACATGGGTATATCTTAATGCTGTTGTTTTAGGCTTAGTCGCTGAAATACAGTATCTAATTGATCCATCTTCTAATGGTCTTTCTACACAAATAGCATTTTTAGGATATAAAATATCTAAGTCAAAGCTTGTATCACCTTCATTAAATACTTTTGAAAAACCAATTTCAGGAACTTCAAACTTAAAAGATCCTTTAATATATGCATTAAAAGTTTCTTGATTTGTGGAAGTTATGTTTTCTCCTACAAATCTTTTTTTGTGTTCTTGATTTGTATTGGTAATAGATTTAAAAATATCAAAACCAACAGCAGATACTTTTTCAAAAGTATACATAGCTAGTCCTTAAATTGTAGATACATCAAATGTATTTGCAATAGGCTCAACATCAGGAGTTGCTTCAATAAAAGGAACTACTAACTTTTCAATCTCAGCAGCATTGGAAATACCTTGAGCTAATAACTCTTTTCTTTCTTTTAAATAAACAGGAGCAATGTTTTGGATAACCTGTTCTAGTTCTTCCCCTACTGGGAATTTCCCATCAGTAATAGGAAGATCAATAGAGTATGTCCATGTGCCTTCATATTCAACAACAATTTGACCGCTTTGCTTATTAAATGCTCTAATTTTATAATCCATATTTTCCTCTTAACTAATTGAACCGTTTCTAGTACCTGTTGCAATCCATGTAATATTAGCATTGCCGACTACTGCAGCACCTGCTCCTCCTCCGCCTCCACCGTATGAAGGAACGTTTCCTCCTCCGTCTCCTCCATTAAAGCCTGATGAACCGTAACCACCACCAGAACCACCAGAACCCCCGCACGCAGAACCAACACATATACCGCCACCGCCTGATCCTGCTGAAGTTAATGAGCCACCTGCTCCATTATTAGATCCTGCTCCGCCAAGACCACCGCTACTTCCTCCGATACCTCCGCCACCACCGCCTCCGTATCCATAAACAGTGTTTTTACCGTCTCCATAAATTCCGCCGCCTGCTCCGCCACCGCCACCACCGCCTCCGGCAATACGGTTAACGTTATTAATGGATGTTGCTCTTTGAACTAATAAAGCAGCACCACCACCGCCTCCGGGAGAACCAGATGAATTAGCATATCCTGCATTTCCACCGTTACCTCCACGACCGACAATAGTACCGTTATTAACGATTGTCACTGTATCGCCTGTTGTCCATGAATTATCTACAGTAAATGCATAAGCACCTGTAGAAGAAGACGATACAAATACACCGGAGTTAATTGTTAATATGACATCAGTTTTACCTGCAACATAACCAGTTACTTTTGCGGTATTTAAAACATAGTTTGATGTATTAGAAGAAATCGTAATATTAGCAGTTACTCTATTAGAATAAAACTCTTTCCATACACCGCCATCACGTACATATCCGTTCTGTACAGTCTTCCAAGTACCACCATCACGTACATAAATATTAGCTACGCTTTTCCAAGTACCACCGTCTCTAACGTTAATAGGCATTGTCTTTAAACCTTATACCAAATGTCACCATCAGCTCCACCAGTAGGATTACCAGTAGATACTGTTCTTGCACCAAAACCATTAAAACCAGAAGCAGGAGTAATAACACCTGTAGTACTATTATAACTAATTCCTGTTGATCCACTAATTGCTGCTCTTGCTCTAGCATTAGTATAAAATAAATTTGTAGCTCCTTCTGTTACATGGTCAGATGTTCCCGGAACAGTTATAACACCAGTACTACTATTATATCCTGCAGATCCTGTTGTAACACTATTGGAAGCCCTTGCTAAAGCATCTGTATACTGAGTAATTGTTGTGCTCATTACTCCAGTAGTAGAATTATAAGACATTCCAGTTCCTGCAGAAATAGAAGCTCTTGCTAAAGCATCTGTATACTGAGTAATAGTAGAACTAATTGCACCAGTAGTACTATTATAACTAATGCCTGTCCCTGCAGATAACGCAGATCTAACACGAGAATCAGTATAATAAAGATTTGTACCTTCTGTAATCTGAGAAGTACTTGTAGGAATAGTAGGCTTATTACTTAGGTCGTTATAACTACCGGAAGAAGCTACTGTAGATAATCCTAAATTTGTACGTGCTGTAGCAGCATTTGTTAGATCAGATAAGTTATTAGCTTTCTGTACAAATGTAGATGTATCAATAGAATTAGCAGCGTTCTGTGCAGCAGTCGCAGAGTTTGCAGCAGCAGTTGCTGAAGAAGCTGCATTAGATGCTGAAGTAGACGCTGCAGAGGCACTAGAAGCTGCATTAGTAGCAGATGTAGCTGCATTAGATGCTGAAGTAGAAGCGGCACTAGCTGAGCCACTTGCAGCAGTTGCTGAAGTACTAGCCTCAGAAGCTTTTGTTGTGGCTGTCGTAGCAGAAGTTGCAGCAGAAGTCGCACTAGACGCAGCATTAGTAGCTGAAGTAGCTGCTTCACCTGCCTTTGTAGTAGCAATACCTGCTTGTGTAGTCGCTGTAGTAGCTGATCCTGATGCTGATGTAGCACTATTAGCAGCATTAGTAGCACTTGTTGCAGCAGCAGTTGCTTGGTTAGCAGCAGTAGTAGCTGATCCGGCTGCAGCAGTAGCACTATTAGCAGCGTTTGTTGCTGAAGCAGAAGCAGAACTTGCTGATCCAGACGCTGCAGTCGCTTGAGTCGAAGCTGTTGTAGCTGAGTTAGATGCTGAAGTGGCTGATGTAGCTGCTTGAGAAGCTGCTTCTTGAGCTAACTCACGATTATTTTGTACATCTGCTAAGTCTGCAGATAAATCTGTAACTAGAGAAGCAGCAGCGTTAGCACTATTAGCAGCAGCTACTGCAGAATTTTGTGCTTGATTACGATATGTCTGTGCTAAGATAGCCTCTTCAGCAGCATCATCAGCAAAAGTATCAGCTTCGTTACGATATGTTTGTGCTAGAGTAGCAGCAGATTGAGCTGCACTGATTGCATTAGTAGCTTGAGTAGCTGACGCAGCAGCATTAGAAGCGGACGTAGCAGCAGCACTAGCAGATGTGGAAGCATTGCTTGCTGAAGTACTTGCGTTA